GTAAGATCCTGATAGTCGAAGTTATACTTGCGAACCCGCTTTGCAGCTAGCTCAGCAGCCTCTTCGATGTTATCTGTTGAAGGAGTCTTCTTCAGAGCATCAATGAAATGCGCCATGCGCATAGTGTCTTCACGAAGTTCTGAGACTCTACGAACCACGTTATTGGTGCCGTGAGTTAAGCGACTACCCATTCCCGGAATGATTCCAGCTTCAGCATGGAAGAAGCCGGCTCGCAGCCCCATGCCGTCATAGAGCTGAAGTATCTCTTCCCCGGTCAGAGCCTTTCCGCTCTTAAGGTAGATCTTGATGCCCTTGCCTCGACCACCCACAAGCTCAGTAGCCTGACGATAGGGTGCAATTGAGGTTACACCATCAAGGAAGTTCATGAACATATCCGACATAGTATTACGGACATGGAAGCCAGGGTTGGGAGCAGTCTGCAAGAACTTAACTCGAGCTTGGAACTGATCGAACAGACGACCGAACCGGCTGATCAGCTCATCACTTGAGAAGATCTGAGTCATCTTTGACAACGACGCAGCGACATCCTGGTCGAAGTAGACACCAGGAGCAAAATACTTTCCGGCCCCGGCAATCTTTCGACCCTCAACAAGGATACCTTCATCCTCGATGTTCTTCAGCATTCGACTGGTAATCCTCTTACCAGCGATGTTGCTGATTCCGAATCGAGTTGCAATCGTCCGCATCATGTTATGAGATGATGCAATACGGTGAGACTTAGCCAGACGGTAGACCAGGATGTCAGCAATGTCCTCAAGAGGCCGGGCACCTGCTGATACCGCCTCATCCAGGGTCCGAAACTTCTTAGCCCCTCGCCCTGTAGGCTTTACCCAGCTTCCGATGCCCCGCTTGAAGTTGGGCTCCTTATACACGTGGTAGAGGTAGTTATCCTTGAAGTCAGTCGGAGAAAGTGCGCCAGCCTCAACCTCACGATCAAAGGCTCGCTGCATGAAGGAACGGGCTTGATCAACCGCTTCGACCATCTGAGTAGTGAAACCCTTGGTATCACCAGATTCAACAGCACGACTGACCAGCTTTCGCTGCTTCTTGCTCAGTCCAAGCTCACTGAAGATCTTCTTGACTTCTTTGGCTTCTTCCTCAAACTGAGAAGCAGATACATTGAGATTCTGACGTTGGATACGATGGAGGGCTTCACCAATCTCAGCATCAGTACGGAAGGTCCTAGCCAGAAGTCTACCCGGTCGAGTCTCTCTAGCAACGGCAGATGTCTTAGCTAAGGCTCTACCAGCTTTCGCACTTCCGACGACTCGACGACCGCCGACCTTCAGTTCGAGCTCTACGTTTTCACGGAGAGCCTTACGGGTAGCAATCTCATCCAGTACATCGGCACCGACCTTATCAGCAAACTCCTTACGAGCCTTCTGCAAAGCCTCAATGCCGACTTGCTTCAGACGCTTAGGATCAACTGCCTCACCAAGGGTAGCTTGAATAGCTCGGTAGTCTTCACGAGCAGCTTTAGCGATACCTCGCTGAACCTTGGGCTTCCAGAACGGATCCCTCATCGCTTCTGTGACCTTGTCCTTCATGGACCGTTCAACAGAATGAGGACCATACGATGAGTTGATATCCTTGATGACTTCCTTGACAGGACGACGTGAAACGCCAGCTAACTCGAACTGCTCCTTAAGAGCCTTTTTAAAGGCTCCACGCTCGGCCAACGTAGCACGGAGACCAGTCTTGCCAGATTTTTCAACGGCCTCCCGTGCGGTTGCACGAGCGATATCTTCCATTGCAACACGCTCAGTAGCTGAAAGAGCCTTGCCACCCTTCTTAGCGACTGACGACGTACCGAATGACACGTACGAGGCAGGGTCAAGAAGGATATCCATACCAAAACCCGCTGCCGCAGCTGGCTTGCCCTCTAGAATATCCTGCTCACGCAGAACTTCGCCCCAACCCGTCTTCTCACGACCGGTTATACCTTCACGAGCACCGCCTAGGAAAGCGTCCAGGTTTGATCCGGGTTCTTTCCAATCGGGCCTGTATAGATACTCACCAGTCTTACGATTACGCCACCAACCCGGGCCACCCTTGAGTTTACTGGGATCCTTCTGAGGACCAGCGATACCCTGTGCTTCCTTGATTGGAGCAGGAGCCCAGCCAGGATGTTCTTGGCTCTCACCCTTTATATTGCTGAGCAGACGACTGTAGCCCTCAGCACCAGCATAGGCCGGACGGCTTGCCAGATCGAGACCACGAAGAATAAGAGATCCACCAGGATTATCGAGAGCATCATGAACTACGCCACGCCACCCGCCTGGCTCCTTCTTACCGGCTTCCTTAGCCAAATCCTCAAGCGTCTTCGCTTGATTCTTCACCTGGAAGTCGAGATAGTCAGCCTCAATCCGCTTGACATCCCAGTCAGGATCTCCGGAATTTGGAAGGCGATATCTACCGTCCTTCGTCTTTACTGCCTTGTAATCCTTATGCCCAGCAACGATCATCCTCTGAAGAGCATCTTCCGTACGGAACCGCTGAACAGAGTCGGACAACTTACGGAACTGCCGCACACGCTGAGCGTTATTGTGTCCACTGTATGCAGGAGACCAGTCGACATTGAGCCTGAACTTACCAACAGACGGATCAAACTGAACCAGATTGATCAGGTCCATGTTAAACTCAGGGAGACGCAGCGTGGGGCGAGGCATATTATGCCTTCCCGTAGTAGATCTGAAGTGCCTGCCTCAAAGCATCCCGGTAGAAGTCAGTCCTCACCATGCTGTTCTTGTTGACCAGATCCATAGCAGCAGAGTAGGGATCCTTGTAGCCCGCAGTCATCCTCGACGGATCAGTCGATTGACCGATGATGTTCTGAAGGGCTCCACGAACCTTGGGACCAGCACCGCTCTCCCAGTACATCGACGGCTGATTGAGGAACATGTTCAGGCCGCCCTGACCACGCTTGGTCCACTGCTGATTTCCGCCGCCCTCCAAGTCCTGCTGCTTCTCCATGATCTGAAGACCAAGCAACTGGGCACGAAGCATATCGAGTGGATTTCCCCGACCACCGCCTCCGCCACCGCCCCGGGACGCAGCTTGCGCACGCATCTGTGCCAGCTGAGTCTCGCCTTGCAACTTCTGAATGTCATACTGCCCTTGAGCCTCGGCCTTGGCAGCCTCCAGATTAGCGATGGCCTCTTCGAGCCTTGTCCGATAGTCGCCTCGAACCTGCACGCCTTCACGACGGACATTACCAATGCCCTCAATACCGGAAGCCTTGTAAGCAGCCCCCTGCTGAGAAAGACCAGACATTTCTGACGCTCGACGACGAGCAGCCGATATCAGAGACTGGTTCAGCTGTCCACGAAGATTCTGCGTGGCAGAGTCGGTGGCAGCACCGATACCAAGCATGTCGAACTCTGACCCCAGACCAGCAGCAGTTGCATTAGCCTGCTGAGTCAGAGCCGACGTCATATCGTCGTAGATGGAACCGATCTCTGAGCGAGCTGAATTGAAGTTCTGCCCAGTAGCAGTGACACCTCCGCCCAGCTGACTAGCAAGCTGAGCGTACATCTGAGCGATGGCTGCATCGTTAGCAGCAACCTCACCCTTAGGCGGAGTCTTAGCAGCCATTACATCACCCTCACTCGAGCGCCGGTACTACCCTTCTTGGGCGTGTATTCCTTGAGCGACTTCTGGGGCGGGATAGGAGCTCGGAACATGCCAGGGAACAGGTCCTGCAGCGAGTAGTATCCGCCACCACCTCCGCCGCCTCCACCACCGCCCGTACGCCCTGCAAGAGCACGCTGCTGCATCAGCTGCTGCTTCTGAACGGCCAGTGCAGCCTGCGCCATACGCTGCTGTTCAGCCCTGTAGGCCGCTTCAATGCGCCGTTGGGCTTCATCCCGCCTACGTTGGGCAGCACGCTCGGCTGAACCTGCTTGCTCACCCCGAAGCATCCGCTGAAGCTCGTTGTATCCAGACAGGCGGTTGTTTGCAAGATCTTGCAACAGAGAAGTACGACGCTGACCAGCCTGCGTCAAACCTCGTTGATATGCCTCGCCAACCTTGCCCTGCTCAGTAGCAAAGATGCCAGAGTGAATCAAACCTTGACCAGCGAACTGCCCACGATTCTGCTCGTAGGTTTCATCTCGCTGCTTCAACAGATCACGAGAAGCTTCATCATAGCCGATACGAGCTTCCTCAGTCCCCCGACCATATGACCTGTTGATATCAGCCAGTCCTAAACGAGCACTTTCAATCGCAGCACCCAACCGAGGATCAAAGTAGCCAGACTTGCCCTGTTCCCTGGCAATGCGATTGATCAGAGCTTCTACCGGATTCACAGCCATTAGTAGCTACTCCTCACACGGCTGTACCTGTTGCGCTGAGCCATCCGCCGATTGATAGCTGCTTGCAAATGATTAACGTCTCGAGATCCTACAGGCCGTCCGAATTGAGGGCCCCCTCCGGTATGAGCTGCATAGGTCCCGTTGGCGTAGACGTTCAAACCTCGACTCATGATGCCAGTCTTGGATCGAGGGTCCTTCATGCCCTGAAGGCGCCGTCGAACAGCCTCGATTCCGTTCTGCTGTTGGTATCTGTTGATAGGCATTAGGTCCCCAATACGAAGAAGCTACCTCGAATTGCGTCTCCGTCACCGATCGGATGGTTGGTACTGCCCCACGAAGAGTCGTTCGTTGTCAGTCTGACGATCAGCTCTTGAGCTGTATGAGTCCTGATCAGACCGACAAATCCCGATCCACTATCGTTTAATTCTGCCTGACCGACTCCAACATTATTATCCCAGTTAGAGTCAATCGCCATGTTTGAGGGCAAGGTGATCTTGTAGAAACCGGAACCGGCTGAGGAACCAGTCCCAATGATTATCTCGAAGAGTGCATGGTAGAACCTACCGAACCTGCACATCGTGCCTTTGAAGGTAGGGCTAGCTCCAGTGCCAGGATTGGAAACTGAGCCTGTAATACCGGGATCCCAAGGCTCCTCAGGAAACACTGGATAGGGATACCAGATTGGCTTATCGCCCTCCTGAGCGAAAGCATGATCGTTCGTGACGGGGAACGGAGTTGTGTCTGCCCTAATGAGTTTAGGTGGTTGAACCATCCTCTTGCTCCCATTGAGGGTAGGAGTCGAGATCACTCAGGATCATATCGTGTTCCGATCCGTGATATCCACGGGAGTTAGGCTTGTCCTTCAAAAACTCAATAACCGCCTGGCGCCGTTGCTCATTTCGTTCTGCAACGGTCTCCCCCATAGCGAAAGCATTCGCCATGACTTCTTCGATGTCCTCACGCATCACGGTCATGTGATCGTTTGCTCCTGATCAGATTGCTGCCTACCACGAACTCGCACTCTACCGCATATCTGATAGAGTTTGAATCCTATATTGCGAAAGTTGCTTACAGTGAGTCGTAATGCCAATTTGCGGCAGTATCCATATCCACGAACTTGCTTAAATTGAACTTGAGGATCCGCTTGCGACAGAACGGTTATGGTACCAGTGCCGCTAGCTATGTCATCGATCCAGTTTTGCTTATAAACAATCGTAGTAGCCGTAACACTAGTCACCCAATAGTAACCGTCATACTCACGATCTGTAACGTTCACGAGAATGCGATTACCTGCAACAATGCCATGGCCAGACGGCACCACTAGCGTCACGATTCCAGACGTACGAGATCCAGACGTAACACTGACAACCTTCACGGTAGGATTAGTACCGTAGACTGTTTGATCTTGAGCGATATTTCGACCGTCAATCTGCTCAACAAGAATATCACCACCCTCATATTCGATATCCCAATTGAGCACACGCTTAGTATCATACGGATCGTCAAAATCCGAGTGCTTAGTCTGGATAACGACGGTTATCGGATACTCTGTGACGGTAGGCGACCCAGTGTTTGTGCCCTTCTCATCTGACTTGTAATCGTAGTTAGCATTAGATCCAGTCAGAAACCCGTGTTGAGCGTCATTCTCCCAAGTGAAGAAGAGACCTTCCAAGTCATAGATATAGTTCGACAGCTCAACGCCGTATATAGACCAGACGATAACACCGTTAACTTCGTCTTGGAAGGGGAACGTCCACTCCGACCACTGATTGTTAGCGATATTGTAGCAGAGGATTCTCTGCTCAATATTGTACTCAATAGTCAGATTGAAGATGATGTTTCCACGGTACTGGGCAATATACATCCAGTCCGAGCTAGCTAAAGTAGTCCCCTGCCGACGCTTCCGGTCCCTGAATATGGGCTCTACTTGTTCGCTCAGCTTCTCTAAACCAGAGCCATCAAACCTGTACAATCCGGTAGCAGCGACCCAATACATCGCCCCATTGAACTCAAGAGATGCTTTACCTTCACACCCCACATGAGCGAACCGTCGCAGGATCCAGGTTGTAGGAACAGACGGAGTTTCAAGCACCCACATCTCTTCCATAGTCCAGATATAGAGTCGATTCTGGAAAGATCGAATCTCGGTGATGAAGGCGCCTACAGCCTCGCCGATCTGAATGAAGTTCGCCGCCGGCCATGACTCCGGATTACCAGGAGCGCTGAAGTAGATCTTGGCAGCTCCATCCTGCCGACTGGCAAACCAGAGCCGGTCAGCATGATACGAGAATGTTGACCAGGTCCGACCGCCGAGAGGAAAACCAGAAATGATAGTCCACTTCGGAATTTGAGGACTACCACCAACGAACTCTAATTTAAGGCCCGTCCCGGTATAGAGAGCAGAGCCAATTTCCCAGCTAGTGCCATCGTAGAAGTTACCGGTACTTTGATCCGGTCTGTGGATGCGAATAGTACCAGCGCCAGATGCTGCGTCAGCTCCAGGACCACCAGATTGAGTGTAGACAACCGTGGTAGCCGTGACGCTAGAGACAAGATAGACGCCATCATACGTGTTGTCCGACGCATCAACCTCAATAACATTCCCAGCTACTACTGGATGATTGAGCGGAACTGTCAACGTGACGACGTTACCGGCCGTTCGAGAGCCAGCGGAAAAAGAGACCGTGCTCAAATTCTGAAGTGTAGGGACTTGATCGAGGCTAGCGTCCAGTGCATACCACGACTCAAAACTGACGAAGATCCGCTTGTTAGCGAACCGGAAAAAGCTAACATGCTCAAGAACGTTCTCGCCTAGAGCAGCATTGCCGACGAAGTGCTGTCCATAGCGTGCCTGAGCAAGCCCATCTTCGTCGAACATAATATTGTCCGCCCGAACGAGCTCGTCTAACTGACCCTCACCCTTGGGAGAGTTTATGACCAACCCAGCTAACCTGCGAAGAGAGACGTCAGCAGGCATCAGTACCCCATATACGTATCTTCAGGACTCGGACGAATGACAGGATATGTCTCCTCGTCCTTATGATGCGCATCATAGGCATCTTCGTCAACAGCCGCCTTGAAAGCGGCACTCACTGCAACGAAGCCCTCGTCGTCGCCGTCCATTTGCTTAGCTTGAGCCAAGCAATACGTCACCAAGGTCGAATGATAATCCTCGGGAATGGACAGTGCATCTTCGGTTGAGTTCACAATCGGAGGACGCTTGTGGTACGTCAACTCCAGCGTTCCCGCTGCCCCTGGAATCGGAGCGACAACTATGCGAGCCTGATTGGCACCGATAGTCTCAACCGTGAAGAACTTTGAGAAACCAGCCGGGCCTGATGTCGAGTCCAAAGTTGGATACAAGGAAGCCAACTGAGCAGGATTCAGAGGCTGAAGGCGGCGTCCATCAAGCTCCACATACTGATACTTGAAGAAGTCGGTAGCCAGATTGTACTTGTGATTGTAGACGGCTCCGTTCAATGTGAACGGAATCGACTGAGTTGACAGTACATCACCGATCTTGCGATTGATCTTGAGCTGGCCATCATTGATCCAGCGGAAGATATCGTCCAGGAGGATCTGTGCCCCGTTACGATCCCCAAACTGAGCTTGGACAGCCTCAACGACATCTGAAACTAACAAGGGAACCCCCTAGTCGTCGGACTGCGGAATACTCCTGAACTCGTGCTCTTGCCCAGTAACTGGGTTCGTCGCCTTATACGTATCCTTCGGCGATCTCAGCACTGCTGCTGCCATCTCCGAAACCGAAGCGATCTCTTCCCTGAAACGAGCATTACGCCGCTCCTTAGCAGCGTTGTTCGCCTTATCAAGACCGGCCAGAATATCGTTCTTTTGAGTATCCAAAGCAGCCAGTCGCTCAAGAACTCGTTCGTCTAACTCCCAGATCGTCATGACGACTCGCCATGCACCATCCGCACAGAGTTCCATCACCCTGTAGGGAGCATCAGTGATATCGGAGAAACGACCCGGATCCAGGAATTGGACCTCCAGATTCGGATCGTATGCTCGGATCTTCTCAACCACGTTGAGGACGTCCTGTTCTACCAGGACGCCCCCACCGAGGTCTACGAGTCTCTGAGCGACGTTAGGATCAACGCCACGCATTAGGTCTCCTACAGGGATCAGGTCGCTTCGATGATGTCGTCCATGCGGCCGTGGGCATTCCGCTCTTGGGTACCCAACTCGCTGTACTGGCGGAGCAGCGCTTCCCACGAGTCGAAGTCCGTGACCCACTTGACGATGGTGCCATCGTCGTCCATCCAGTGCCACGGACGGCTCCGGTAGATCCTGAACTTGTTCTCCTGCAAGAAGTGCATCTTGCCCGGCGGATGGTCCACGTCCTCGACAACCGGCACCTCGGTACCGTAGTTGAAGGCGAGGCCCGTGAAACCACCGGCGAACTCCTTGGTGTTGGAGTAGCGCCGCTGCTGGACGAGCAGGTTGAAGTAGGACCGCCTGACACCGAGCGACGTCATGATGAGCGACGTCTTGCCACCCTCACGACGAATCGCATCGCACACGGCGATCATCAAACCCTCAGAGAGCGGTCGAGCAACGCCGCCGTTGGCGTTGACGGTGCTCTTCCACTCCGGAACGACAGCCGGATCGAGCGTGTGAAGCACACCCGAATCCTTCACGATGTTGGCCATGCCCGACGGCTCTAGGCCGTACGAGCCGGCTCGATAGACGCCCTGCGTGGTAGCAGCCGTGAACGAAGCCGAGAACGTCACCGTGTTCGTCGAGTAGACAACCGCCGTCACAGTTGCGTTCTGCAGACCGCCTGTAGGCGAACCGGTCGACTTGACCAGCACGTCAACGATCATGCCTCGCTGGATCCACTGAGCGTTGTCGACCACGTGCGTGGCTGACGTTGCCGTGTCGGCGAGGGTGGCGATCAGACCCGTACCGTCACCGTAGATGATACGGGACGAGTCCTTGGCGATGTCGTTCTTCAGACCCTCGTTCTCAGACTCCATCGCATTGGTGAAAGCCTGAACGTTGGTCTTCGCCAGCTCCATGAGCTGACCGGTGTACCGGACACGACCGTAGCCGTAGCGGAGGGGAACGTGCACCTCAGCATAGCCCTGGTTCCCGGAGTTCGGGAGCTGGCCACCCTCAGCACGGTAACCAATACCGTGGTTTCGAGTGACCTTGACGGGAAAGTCGACGTACTTGCCGCCGACATTGGAGGTCACGCCTTCGCTCGTCCGCTCGATGCGGCGAGGAAGAACGACCTCACTCTGAAGTTGGTCTTCGATGCGAGGTCCGTAGACCTCCTTCAGAAGCGCATCGACCGTAGCCAAGGTTGCAGGCATGTTCTCCTCCGACGTTCCTATGACGCCTGTGACTGGTTTGCTGCTTGCACGAATTGCATGACAGCTGCTCTACGATCGGCGTCCGATAGTTTGTGAAGCGGAGTCGGACCCGTAGAAGCAGCGCCACCGCTCAGAACTGGAGGAGCAGGAAGCCTTGGCGTCTGATCCCCGCCATTGCTCTGGCTGTAGCTTGCGAGAGTGGCATTCCACTCATCGACAGCTTGCGCAGCATCCATACCCTGCTGCATTCTGGCCAGAACGAAGACCTCATCAAACGGGCCCTTTTCCCGTTCAAGAAGAGTCATGAATTCATCGAGCTGCCGGTCAGCTTCGACCTGCTGCCGCTCAGCAGCCGCCTGCTGCTGTTGCAACGCAGTTTGCTCCATGAACTTGCTCATGTCGCCAAGCTGCTTCTCAAGTTGAGGTGGAAGCTGGATGACCGGCTGCTGAGGAGGCTGCTGTTGCTGCTGCGGCTGTTGACCAGGCTGCTGTTCTTCCCACCCGAAGGTGGTGCTCAAGATCTGAAGTGCCTTGTCACGATCCTGGCCAGCAAGATCTACGAACTCGGCCGCAGCCAGAAGTTCTTCGGGACTCCAACCGTTCTGGAGCATCTGAGCGACAGGTCCATACTGGGCATCCAACGTCTGTACCTGACGCTGAATACCAGCATCCCACTTCGAGACGTACTGCTGAAGAATCGGCTTGTGCTCATCGGGCACTTCGCCAAGAAGTGCTTGAGCATACTCGCTCAGGTCCGGCTCTTGAGGTGGAGCCGCAGGGGCAGCCTGCTGTTGAGGTTCAGGCTGCTGACCAGCAGCCATGCCCTCAAAGGACACTGGAGCGTTTGCGGTGGGATCACTCATGGGGACCTCTCTATATCCCTAGTACACGGTCAGATTACCCTTATGCCCGACCAGCAGACATAGGGTGCTCCTACATATCTCTACTGCTGGGACTTGCTCTTCTCGATGCGCCGCTGGATTGCCTGTTGCAACGGCGAACCCGACTTCACGAGGCCTGAAGGCATCGGCTTCTTCGGAGTCTGACCCATTGGGATCGAGCGACCTGACGCCATCGGCTTCATACGACCGACCTTGCGAGGGACCCCCGGAGTCGGATTGGCACCGACTCGCCGCCCGGGCATGGTCGACAGACCAGACCTACGAGCCTTCAAACGACGAGCAACAGCACCGCTGAAAGCGCTAGAGTTCGCCTTACGACCGTATGCAGGCACTTTGTTTCCTCCGATTTTTCCACCGTACCGCTTGTCCCACCGTTCCGCTATCCTCGGATGGTGGATGTGCATGAATGCCCGTTGATCTTCGGATTTATAAGGCATGACTAGATCGTCTGAGGATAGTCCAGTACACGCAGAGCGTAGACCATGTCGTTGAGAGTCATCTTCTCAAGGACAGCAGTCGTGAACGTCGTGCCGCTGATGGTTGCGAGCCGAGACCGCATCGTGGCAACATCGTCCATGATGAGCGGAGCAGCAAACGACTTCGACGCCATGGCAGTCGTAGCCGATGGAGTGACCGTGCCACCAGCCAGGTTGATGCTCTGCATGGTGAGCAGAGGGACGTCAACAGCTGCATACGGTCCATCGAACGTACACACGACGGGGGTCGTATTGAGAGGGCCGCCGGTGCAGGACACACCCGTAGGACCGATGTTCGACAACGCTCGAAGCGCCGTCTGAATGGTTGCAGCCGAGTCGTTGAAATTGAGAACTCCAGTCTGCTGGGTGCCAAACGACAACCGGAACGTGCCGCTCGTCGCACCGCCCGTCAGAGTCTGGACTTCCTTCTGAGTCGCAGTACCCTGTCGAGCCGTGAAGTTCATGAAGTTGCCGAGCTGCTGTGCTGCTTGCATAGTGCCTCCTACAGGGGGGCTCCCTGCCCTGCTGAAAGCTCACCCTCCGGCGGCGCACCCTCTTCCATCATGCCTGATTCGGGAGGAGCACCGCCGGGGAGAGCCAGCTGCGGAGTGAGCTGCTGCATGGTCATCATCTGGCGTGCGGTTTCTGGGTTTACACTAGGCGGCAGACCGATTGCCGATCGATGCATCTCCACATGTCTCTCGAATTCTTCCTTGAGACGTGGATCCAGATTCTCAAACTCCTGCCGCTTGCGATAGTCGTTATGAACCTGGATATGCACCTCATGATTATCCCAGGTGTTAACCGGAACAACCGGAGGAGGCGGAGGCAGAGGCAACCCAGCCTGGGCAGGCGAGGGCATCATACCCTCCATACCTTCCATCCCTGGCACACCGCCGCCCATACCGCCACCCGTCAATGCGTCCTCGGGATTAGCAGATGGAGGACCGGCGTTCATGATATGACCGGATGGCGATGTCTGAGGCGATAGCGCCGGCGACTCCATCCCCATGTCCCCCATAGGAGGAGCCGCCGGCGACATGGGCATTTCAGGCTGCATAGGACCTTGGCCCTCAAAACCAGGAACAGCGCCATCCATGCCCGATCCCAGCTCGGTCTGGCCTCCGAGCTGAGACTGCAAGTTCAACCACATACCAGAGAAGTCGGGCACCAGAATACTGGGATCCGACATCCTCATGTTTTCACGCTCGGCTTGTCGCCGGTCGATCATCATCTCTTCATACATCTGACCAGTCTCGGCCATTTCGAGATAGCGCAGACCACGTTCAGGAGTGATCACTTGCATCTTGATCAGCTCCATGATGAACGCTTGCTTGGCTGCAACCGATCTCGGCATCGCCGAGCCAGCCTGGATGTTGAAGTCTACATTGCCCTTGAGATCGTCACCCTTGAATTCTTTAATCTCCCATGTGTTGTCCGGTCCAAAGACCTTAACAGCACGAGGAAGATCCCAGTTATCTCGAACATGGCACAGGATGTGCCGGCCCAGCCGCTCCACCCCATATTCGAGCGATTCGATGATTGGCGCAATCATGGTATCGTCCTGCTCTTGCAGGAACGACAGAGCAGACGCAGCCGTCACGCCCTGAGGTACAGTACCACTGCTGACCTCATGCTGACCAGACAGGTCAGCCATATCCATCAACGTTCGATCCAACTCCTGGAGAACGTAGTTAGGAAGTCCAGTCAACTGAAGCGGTGTCGGCTTTTCATAACCAGGAGTGTAGAAAATAACCAGTCCTGGCTCAGATGTGATCTTGTTGGCATTGATAGAACCAGCCGGAGCCAGCAACTGAGGCTTCGACGCCTGGTTTTTGGCCTCGATGATTTGAGACCGCGTTCGGTTGTATTCCTTCTGCAACGGCAACAGGTCCACAATCGAGGAGTCACCATAGAACCGCCCTGTAGGAACGCCCTTGAAATCCGTGAAAGGATACTCGAGCTTATAGAGCGGCCAGCGGTATTCCCCAGTCATTTCATCGACCGAGCTCCAGAGCAGCTTGCTGTTGGCCCAAACAAACATCGCTCCACGGGGATAGCGAGAGTTGGGCTTGATCCAGATCTCTTTGACAGCGATCTGCTTGACTTCGCCTGGCTCCAGATTAAGAGCCTTCCAGAATCGAGAGTCAATAACACCGCCTGACTTCTCGACAGTATCAGGATGAACATCAACTCCGTACAGGGCCTTGACGTCAGACGGCGACTTCATCGCTACGTGGATTAGGTAATCCTGACGCTCAATGTCGTCCTGCTCAAGATTCGAGAAGTAAAGATGAAACGGTGTAGGAACATCGACACAGACGTTGCCCTGCCCAATCTCTGCATGAGCGCTAGGATCCCACCAGTCCTTGATGAAACCTGTGCCCGTGCACGCTCGCCAGAACTGAGCGATCCACATGTGCTTCTTCATCTTGAGCGTCCGCCACTGGTGCTCAAAGATGGCTTCCCCAGCCTTTGCGGCAGCTACGTCGGAGTCGTCAGTGGTGGAAGGGATGACATAAGCCGTCGGCTTCTCCTTCATCACCTTTGACATCTCACGACGGATGGCAGGCCGAATCCGGTTCACTACCAGTCGGACTCGCCACGGAGGCGCCTGTGGCTCGTAGAGACGAGCGATATCAGGCGAAGTCCCATTGATCCAGGTGATCCACTGCTTACCGAAGTAGTAAGACAGATTCACAACCCACTGACTCTCAAACCTCCATCGAGCGGTCTTCGCACGCTCAAACAGAGATTCAAGATACTTGACTGTTTCAGGCTCCCGATTCTTCTGGCGAATGCGCTCAAGCGCCTTCATCGGGTTGAAACCAGAGTCACCCGAATCTTCGTCAGCGATGCCCGTCCCCTGAATGAGGGAGCTGGTCTTAGGCGCCGATTGTGCCGTTACCATGCTCATCAGCAGTCATCCCTGCGATTCGAGACAAAGCATCAATATCAACATCATCCATCGAGAGGCCAGCTCGACGAAGTTCCTCAGCATCCGACATTCCTACAGGATGCACCTCAGAGTCAGGCAGCACCACCATCGAAGCTGAAGCCTGCTGGAACTGCTCCCAAGTTCGGGCCTGGGCCCGGTTCAGGAGCTGCTCCACCCACACCCGATACATCGCTTCCCGGCTCTTGTGATCCTCCATCAGCTTGATCACGAGCTTGTAGAAGATCACGCAGATCACGATAAGCAGGAGCGCCGGAATCGAAAATCCGAGCCCGAATGAGATCATCAAGTCCATGTTCGAGGGCCTCCGCCTTGGTCTTGTAGTTGAACACTTCTGTCTCAAGATCTTCGATCCGAGCAAGAAGAGGGGACTGATCAACGAGGT